AGCCGGAGCCGTAGCCGGAGCCGCCCTTAACCACGATACACCTTCGCGCTTTCCCATTCCTTGGCGGCGACTTCGGAGACTTCTGCGACAGACGTGATCTTACGAAGCTCCAGTTTTGGAACAACCGCCCCGATGCGCGATCCTTTCGCCGGCCCTTCGCTAGCGAGACCACCGAACCCGCCATTTGCCAAAGGCCAATAAATGCAGTTGCGAGCGTTAGTCAGCGTGATCGGATCGCCGCTAGTATCCTCGGCATAACCGAAGAATACGGCGCGAAATTCTGTAGTGACAAGAACAGGACGGGGCATCATATCATCTCCAATCGCCATCGGTTGCCCGGTTGATTCGCAAGCAACCGTAACGGCGAGACAGAGGCTTAAATCATTTTTCCGCGCCGCGCAAGCCCTCTGCGAAAATTATTTTAACTCCCTCTTGCCAAACGCCGCAAATCGCTTTAAGCAAGCAACCATGTCAGAAAATAGCCAAGTCGCAGAGAGATTGCGCCAAGCCATAGAGATTGTCGGCTCTCAGGCCGAACTCGCGCGGTTAGGCGCGATCACGGAAGCCGCGATCAACATCAGCATCAAGACGAACTGGTGCGGCCCGAAGGTCGCGATAGCGATTGAGACCGCCACCAAGGGCAGGATCAAGCGGAGCGCGTTGCGGCCCGATCTCTGGGCGCCGAGAAAGAGGCGAAAGAAATGCTGACATGCGATTACGATTGGGATCCAAAGCCTGGCGCTATTTGCTGGACGGCCTGCAATAAAATAGCGCCATGCGACCGGAAGCGAGCGACAAAATGCCGGTCGTGCAATAACATCGTTAGGCCAGGAGAGTTGTCAGCAAAATTCAAGCGATGGAAAATTCCTGAATGCGAGATTGAACGTAAAATCTATGGCGAAGAGTATGAAAATGGGCCGCCACGCGCGCCGTATTTCCTCTGCCTTGATTGCGCTAATATCTATTTTTTCTTATGCACATTTCAATATGCGATTAATATCAATGAGAATATGCACGATCTCGCAAAGGAGCACGCCGAACTGATTCGCGACGGACATGGGGGTTGTCTATGACATCTCGCTTTCCTGTTGCCGACAAGCGCGACCGTTTCGTTGACGGCATTCTATTCGACAGCAAGAAAGAGGCCGAGAGATACAAGGAACTGAAGCTGTTAGAGCGAGCGGGGATTATCTGCGACATCCTAATTCAGCCCGCTTATCCTGTCCTCATAATGGGAAAGCACTTCTGCACATATACTGCGGACTTTTCCTACTTAGACAAGCGGTGCGGGCGTGTCGTGGAGGACACAAAGTCAACAGGCACAGCGATGGATGCGGCTTATCGTCTGCGTAAGAAAGCGGCTGAATTGTACTACGGAATAAAAATCACTGAGGTCATTCGATGACTGACGACGCCGCGCTTCGATTGACGATCGCCGCCCTTGAAAAGCGGATAACCGCGCTCGAAATCTTGGTTGCGAAGATCGTTGAACTTCAAGGGATACAGTTCGAGGATGCGGTAAAGCGTTTGAAAAAGAAGAGGCCGTGAAGATGCCTGACTTTCGTGTGGGAGATCGGGTTAAGCTGTCTCCGAAAGGGATAGACCGTCTCTGGCAGACGATGCCAGAACGTCCTACATTCCGTGGCACAGTGACCGGACATAGCACCCTCGCTGATTGTCTATGGATAAAATGGGACCATAACAAAAAGCCGTATTCCTTCCACGCTGATTTCATCTGCTGCGCCGATGAAGTTATTGGGAATAACTCTTGCGAGGTTCTAGCAGATGCAGAACCTCGCATGACGGACTTTCACCGGGTAGCGCTTGAACTGTTCGCAGGCCCAAGCAAATTCAACAGTTGGCAAATCGCGCGCGCCCTGGCCCAATCGGAAGCCCGCGTTGCGACCGCCATCGCCGAGGCGCTTGCTTGGACGCGAGAAGCGAGGAAACGAGCGTGAGCGCTTACGAGGAATTGTTGGCGCGCCCTCTAACGAAAAACCGCCCGGCTGGGGCTGCCGAGCGGTTCTTGACGAAGCGCATGATTTGCGCCTATCGTATAGATGCCTAGGGGGTTTGCCGACCCTGGTCTAGGCGAGCCACGGAGCAATCGTGACCGACAACCCATATACAGTTTCGCGCATCCGAACGCAAGCCCTAGGGCTGGGCGCATGACGTTCGTCTGTTCGTTCATCCTAACAAAGGAGGCTTTCGAAGCATCCTAATTCGTCGGCGGTTCCAGAAACTGAGGACGCTGGGGCGAATCAGGCAAAAAGCATCACCAGGGGGCGCGGCAAAGATGCAGGACTGGTCCGAAAGGCGCGAGGTCCGACCGCTAGAGCGACGCAAAGCTCTGAAAAGTAGGCGCCAAGGCAATCCGCAGCGTCGCGAGATTGCCGCCCGAAACGACGGCTGGCTCCGGCAAGCAAGATCGGTGAGGGCGTGGGGACTGGCCTTGCTAATTCAGCAGGGCTGGTCGTCCTATGCCCTTACTCAGACCTCACCAACAAGCATGAACATAGGAAAATAAGACTGGTAGGGACGAAGTGGGCATATCGGCGGCAACATTGGAGCGGCTGCTAGCGCTCGAACTTGGGGACAAGTTGCAGGCGGTTATCCAAATTGTCATCGATAGCCATAAGCGAGAGGTAAATCCCGTGAGACAGGCGATAAACCGAAGATATTATCTTAAAAGTCTTACTAAGACGTCTGAAAACGTCTTAAATGGTCTTAATAAGACGTCTGAACACGAAAACGGCAAAGTATTCGTCAAAATAGGAACGCCGCAGTGGGCGGCATGGGAAATCGAGTATCGACGATCTAAGGGCAAAACGCCCCCCGTCGATAAACTGGGAATAGGATGGCACTTCCCGTCAGAATGGCCGCCGAATGGCGCTGGGCTCGCATCGGCGGAGCCACGGCCATGAAAAAACGAGCGGCTCCCGTATCGGCGCTTCCCGCGTTGCAGCGGTTCAAAATGTCGCATTACCGCGAAGCACCCCCTGGTCAGGTTATCGATCCGGCAGAGCGAGCGCGGGTATCTGCAGGTCTGGCGACATTGGCTGAAAGCCTAGCAACTCGGCAGGCTAACCAAATCGACCGCAAATATTCGGAATTACCAATCGCGAAAACCGCGCGCTTGACGGCGGAATACCGAGCCGACCCGCCAAAGGTTGGCCCTCATCTCTCGCGATGGATTGTCGAGAATGTTTGGTCGGCGGATGAAGCGGAGACCGAGCGATGAGCGAAGTAGATAAGGCGTTTGCACTGGCCCTAGCCCTTCCGGCCACAGGGTTAGCGTTCTGGCTAGGCGCAGCTAGCGCCCAAAACCTCACCTCCTGCCCACTCGACGAGGATCTGTACCATGGCTATTGCCTCATCGACACACCCCGCACCATAGCCACACCGTCAACCGCACCAGCCGACCCGGTCTACCCCTACGCCTGTAACGACATAAGAGGCCAAGGGTGCGTCCCCGATCCACCCGCTGGCGGCGCTGGCACGAGCAACAACGGCAGTCCCAACGCAGGCTACGGTAGCTCGACTAGCGGCGCGGCTGATGCGGGCGGCAATGCTGATGGTGCAACTTCTTCCAGCAGCGGCGATGGCTCTAGCAGTGGATATTGACCGATGAGCGAAGTGGATATTAGCGAGGGATCGCTGCTCAAGATTGGGCCCATCTATTCGGAAGCCGTGTCGGCGACCGTATTCGGTCGGGTCCTGGCCGAACGGGACGCCCTCCGCGCCACTCTCACCGAAGTTGAGCAAAGAGCCGCCAACAGCGCCGCCGAGGCGAAATACTATCTCGAAAGCACAATACTTGCGTTAAAGAAGGCTCATAATGATGAATCCGCCGCTCGCGACGCAACCATCGCGGAACTGCGGGAGGCGTTGGCGAAGGCGACGGCCGATGCTGAGCTATATGCAAGTCGGCTGGCTCCCGCGCAAGCCTATCGGGATAGATATCAGGAAGCCCTCAAGCAGGCCGGCGATTGGATAGAGCAGCAACAAGACCTGTATGGCGTGACATGGGGCAGGGATATTTTGAAAGTTATCGACGCCGCCCTCTCTAACTCAGGGGCGAGCCAATGACGGCGGAACAGGCGGTTGTATTTGCAATACGTAACAGCAGTTCGGCGAAAGAGTTCATCGAAAAGCTCAGCCTTAATAACTTCGCCCTCGTCCCCACAAACCCCGATTCCCAAGAGTTCAAGGATATGGTGGAGAGAGGGGCGAAGGAACAATACGAACGTAATGTACGAATGTTTTTCACTCCTGAGTGGAATGACGAAACTGAATACGTTCGAAATGATTATCGCGAACGTGCCCGCGTCTCCCTTCTCGCCGCCATCAAACCGGAGTGAATCATGAATAGAGAGGAAATGCGGAGTCGAGCCCTTACGATAGCTCGGGGTGGTAGCTGTCCTTGCGTTGACTGCTGCGAGCGTCTATGCAACGAGATTATTGCCCTTATCGGAGCCGAAGCGGTGAAGATAGCGGAGAACAAGATAACCGAATTGGAACGGCTTGGTTTCGAAAGCATGTCTCTTGAAGAGGTCGTGACCGCCCTTCGGGAGTTGTTCGGAGTGCAGAAGCCATGAAAGACAGTCATATCGGCGGCATCGTTGTCTGCGTCGCCCTAGGCGTTGCCACGGTCGCGGTGTTTCAAGAGCACTCCGCTCCGCTCCGCATTGGCGCATGCGACATGACGCCAAGGCCTCAAGCCTTTTACGCTTTGCGCTCCTGTTATGGTCGAGACGACAACGACATCAGTCATTTCTTCGATCTAGGGACCGGCTGTTTCATCAATCAAATGACAGGAGCCGCAGATTATTGTCCGACTTTTGTGTCCCACAGTGTTGACCATGCGACTGTTTGGGGTTTCGAATGAAAGACCTCCAAATTATGCTCAACGAAATCCGCACCCGCTTCGGCCCTCACTACGTCACGAGGGCTATCAATGTAGGCGGAGTTCTGCGGACAGAGATACGGGTCTTAGGAGACGACTGGTGCCCTCACATCGCAATGGCCGAGCGGATGTACGAGAACGGGGATCGCCACGGGCTGACGACGCTGTACGATATGATGATGGGGGGATGGAAGCCGTGGAACACGCTCAATGCGGCCATAGTGATTAATCAAGCGCGGAAGGCGACCAATGACAAATGAACCCGATAAGCAAACCATGATCGAGCGCGCGCGGCTCCTTTGCAATCCCGATGAGGCCCGGCACTTCGAGAGCCTGGTCAAGTTGTCCAATCAGCATGGGGGCCATGACGGAAACGTCAAGGTGTTTTATTATGCCTTGATCGCGCCGCCGGTGTCGGAAGAAACCAAAGCCTTCATCGAAAAGATGCTCTGCACGAATGAGCCAGCCAAACGCTGGACAAAGCAATGAGTCATTCCCCGACCTATCTCGCGGCTCATTTTCGATCAACAATTGCCGAGCGCACCGCGGCGAACAGACGACGCTCTTGGGACAAATCGTTTCCCGCGCCAAAGCCAATTCGTCGTATCGTTCGCAAGTCGATAGTCGGGGAGCGCTGCGACGTGACACTCCCCGCGCTGGCGTGGATGGACCCTAAGCGATCCTCTCCGTGATTTTGGCTTGCGGGCCGAGGGACGGCGCTGCTTCGCCCGTCAGGCGCCCGAGCATGAACATCAGAAGCGCGAATATCGCTGTGAGGACGAGAAATCGAGCGCGCTGGCTCATGGTATCGCCCCCGCAGCGTAGAGAACCGCCAGAGCCGCAATGACGGCTCCGATGAATGCCAAGAGGTCGAATGTCGCGATTTGTGCGGGGCTCTGATGGGTCATGATGGATCGTCCTCCGCAGTTACACGCTGATGACGCGCGCGCAGACCCTTCAGCCCATTATGAGCGGCCCACGATTGGACATTCTCAGGAGAGCCCCAGCAGCCGGACGGTGCGGCGTTATAAAAGAATATGATGCAGTCTTTAATGCACAAGGCATTCGTGTCGTCGGCTTTCGCGAACGTCTCTCGAAGATCATTAGAAAGCAGCGCTGTCAGGAAGTCGCCCGGCGGTGTGCCATTATTGATCCATCGCATTATAGCGCCGTGCATATGTTGTGGCAGTTTTCCAATAAGGTAGCTCATGACAATGCTCCTATGAGAACAGTCGCTCCGCCGATAGCCCCAGCAACAGCGCAGGCCAGCGAGATAGCAGCCCAGATCAGATGTGCGAAGAAGGTCATGATCGCCAATCCTTAAACTCTGGAACAAGCGCCGCAACCTCGGGCAACACCCATGTTTGTAGCCAGCCGCGCGTAGCAGCTTCAACGGCGACTTGGACTGCATGTCGAACTTCTGGCGTCATGTCGCGGGCTCCATCCACGCCAAAAACCGCAAAGCTGAAAGCCGGACCGCGAGTTAAAAGACGGCGCAACTCGACCGCGTGAGATGACCTCGTTCGCTTCATTTTCGCTCTCCATTCGGGCGTTCGCTCGCCCTGAAAAGACCATAGCGCAGAAAATAATGAAGCGCAAGCGAAAAATGCTATTGACAGGAAAAACGATATGGGGTAGATATTGGTCGCAGAGGTAGCGAGATGAAAGAATCAGAGACATATAGGCGCGCTGCTCGGGTTGTCGCCGCGATGGACCCGAGAATGCGAATGCTTGGGCAAGCAGCCTCGAGTCAAGCCCAAAATCAAAACGAAATGGTTCAAGGATTTGGTCTATCTTATAGCCAGACAGAGGCGGCAATCTGGTCAGGCTATGCTGGGGCGGCCGCCACTTTGAGAATGATCGCCGATGAAATTGAGAGAGGCGAGAAATCAACACCATAGGGGCTTATTCGGGAGAAACAACAATGGCTTTGGTCCACGAAAACGGCGCTTGGAACTCCCAGGCGGAGGCTCAAGAGGTCGATCGCCGCATGGCTGGGCGCCCCGAGTGGCAGCGCGCCTATCTCGCGCGTCAAGTCCGCGAGGAAGCGAGCTTCGAGCGCTGGCCGATCTGGGAGCGTCAACTTTCCTGTGAATGGACGCAATCGGAAAAGGCGACGCTTGAATTCTGGATGTATGCTCGTGGTTTGCAGCCGATCAGCAGGGACGGAAACGAAGTGTATTTCGACGCGGGCGTGAAGATCGACCAGCTTACGAACGCGATCGAAGCGCGTTGCGAGGCTCGGCTCGCGCTTGAAGTCGAAATGGGGCTGGTGGCATGAGCGAGTGGCAACCAATCGAAACCGCACCGAAGGACGGGACGTATATTCTAATCGCGCCGGGATTATGGACTGGAGTGACCTGCGGAATTGGCGTCTATGATCTTGACCGATATGCGAAAAAGCCGCGTGCATTCTGGCGGCGCGTGGAAGGGCATGGGCGGTCGCAGTCGCGTGAGGTACCGCCCACGCATTGGATGCCCTTGCCCGAGCCTCCCAAATGAAGCCTTCCCATTGCCGAGCGGCCCGCGGGCTGCTTGACTGGACGATAAAGGACCTCGCGGCCCGTTCCAAGGTCTCGGAAGCGCAGATTATCCGGTTTGAAAACGATAAGCCAACAGGACCGCTGTATGTCGCTGCGCTACGGGGGGCGCTTGAGGCGGGGGGGATCAAGTTCGTGCCGAACGGAGTTCAGATGCCGTGAAGCCGGTTGCCAGGGTTTACTATCCCGCTAACTCCCCGTAAGATCGACTCTGCATGGCGAGCGGGCGCAAGCGAAAATCAGGACCTAGGCAGCCAAATGGCCAGCCCTCGCGCGCAATCGCCAATCGCGAACCTTCCTCAGACCGATCCCCCTGCGCGATAAAGCGCCTGATGGATGCTGACATTCGCCTTGTGCATCAAAGCGCCTATGGAACGTCGGTCGGACGCCTAACCCTCCAAGGCAAGCTCAATGAAACGCAATATGCCGCCGCGCTACAGTGGGCCGCAATCGCTCAGAAACGCGCAAGGGCGCTCGATATGCCCTCAGCCGACATCAAGAGCCCAAACCTAGAGCCAAGGTCCCCAGGCTCTTCCCCAAACGGATCTAGCGACAAAGCCAGTCGCCTCGCAATCCTGCGCTTTGACCGGCTGATTTCCGATCTTCGCGCGCTTGGCCTCACCAAAGGCAGCATAATCGCAATGCGTGAGTGCTGCGAGGGAATCGGCCGCTCCCCTGCGGGATTTATCGAGCTTGTCGGCCTTCGCGATGCGCTTGCGGCCCTCGCCATTTTACTCGGATTGACGGGAAACGCGCCGAGTGCAATAAATGCGTCATCGGTGGTTCGCCCTCAATGATTTGTGTTAGTCTAACAGCATGGCAATCCGATTTGAGGACATCAATGGCGCGCAAAATCCTGGAAAGCCGCCTCAAGGCTCCTCTCGGCCAAAGCGTAAAATGGTGGGCGCGTTACCATCGCGACAATCCATCAACGCCGGTCAAAATCAAAAATCCGATGAAATTCCTCAGCGCTCACCAAAGGCGCAAGCTGCTTTTGATCGCGTCGCCTACCAGCGCGAGTTGATGCGCAAGCGCAGGGCTGCTAAAAAAGCAAAAGTTAGCAAAGCGACTTGAAAAAATAGCGATAGGATAAATTGCAATGGCCGGACATGGCTCCGCGCCTGGAGAGCGTCGCGGCGGGCGCAAGAAAGGCGTACCCAACAAGGCGACCTTGGCAAAGGAATCCAAGATAGCTGCGGAAGGGCTGACGCCGCTCGAATTGATGCTCGCTGTGGTGCGCAACAAGGATGAATTGCTTGCGACCCGGCTTGATGCGGCCAAGTCCGCAGCGCCTTATGTGCACCCTCGTCTGACTTCGGTCGAGGTCGGCGGCATGGATAAACGCCCGCTGGAATTTCGCGATGTGACCGAGTACACCGACGAGCAGCGCGCGCGAGCCCTCGCGGCGTTCATCGCCAAGCAGGCTGCATTGGATGCGCAAAAGAAATGAGCCTCTCTACGATTTTGTGGATTGGCGTTTGGGCGTTAGGCTGGTTTGCGGGCGGCTTGGCGATCGGCTTCATGTGGGGTAAATCAAGATGAGCGAGAAATTCTGGAAGTTCGTGGCATGGCATCTGATCCCAAAACGCGCGCGATATTGGGTCGTCGTTCGACAATGGGCGCATGCAACGCAGGGAAAATGGTCTCATGTTGAGGCTCCCATTGTCCTCGCGCTTGAAGTTCTGCAACGAATGGACTGAACGGCGTCCGGCCGCCTGACGCCCGGAAAACAGAAGGAGAAGTGCGATGCGACTGAATAAGACACGGGGCCTTCTGGCGGGGCTGATCCTGCTCGCGGGCGGTTATGCGGCGATCGGCGCGGGTTTGTGGCAGACGCTTCCGATTATCGGTGGCGCGTCCTATTGCGCGAGCTACATCGGCTCGCCCACGGGTCAGGGCACAATTACGGGCACAGGCGGCGGCACGACAACGCCTCCTGCAGTTTGCGGCCAGACGGTTCCCGCGGGGCCTGCGACCCTCACTGGCTCGGAAGTGCTTCCCGTCGATCTTTACACGCCCGGCGTTGGCCCGATCTTCGCGGGAGGCCCTACAACGGCTCTCATTCCGCTATCGCTCCTGAGCCCTGGCAATGTGGTTGTGCAGACGACGGGCGCGTCCGTGACGCTCGGGAACCTGACCGGCACACAGATTTTCAATGGTGTAGGCGCGACGGAAGCGGTGACAATGCCTCCGGCGCCGTTCAATGGCCAGCGCGTTCAGCTTGCGAACTCGACCTCGACCGCCATCGCAACGTTCTCGGTTACGGCGAACACGGGTCAATCGCTGGTGGGCGTTGCGCCAACGAACCTCGCGGCCGAGACGAACAACTCGGCGGCTGGCGCGCTATCTCAGGTCGAATACATCTATCAGGCATCGAACACGACGTGGTATCGCATTCAGTGATATAGCGGCCTCTCTCAAGCAAAAGGACAACGAACATGGCAGGTCAGAACGATATCGGCGACGTCAAGGGCATCAACATGCGCTCGATGGAGTTGAATACAGCTAAGGGCGCCGGGGCGCACGATCCGATGCGCAAGGGCAAGGAAAACCCTGGCAACACGCATCCGGGTCGCGATGGCTCGCGAGAGGCCCCGTGCGCGATCCCGATGCCGAAAAAGCGCGAGATCGACTGAGACCGCAAAGCTTGGGCGCTTGAACGCTGCGATGCTACAAATGCCTCGTGGATAGCTGGAATGCTCCGGCGCCCGCCACTTCCCTCGCCCTAGGAGCGCCAATGCGCCGCATCGTTAGCCATGCCCTCGCATTGGCCCTCGCCCTAGCGAGTTGCCTGCCCTCATTCGCCTATGATGCTGCGGTTTCAGCGGGCGGCTATGATGATTTCAGTTGCAATGCAGCGACAGGCGGCGCGAGCACCTGCTCGGGGCTAACGCGATCCGCGACGATCACAGCCTATGCCTCTGGGCAGCTTGTTTGCGGCGCGACCTGCGCGCCAATTCAAATCGTGGCGGGGCGTCGTTCTCCGACCTCGCCGCGTAGCGGGCTGTTGAGCAAGGTCATTCTCGCCAAGAGCACGGGCTCGTTTGCGAATGCCTCGTTCAATATTTACCTCTTTGCGTTGCCCCCGACTTTCGTGGGGCTCGCGGACTATTCCGCATACACGGGGCCGTATTTCGCGGACCTGACCGCGCCCGCGATCTACATCGGCCAAGCGACATGCGCGCAGACGACGTGGTCAACAACGACAGATGGCTCGGGCTGGAATGTCTGTCCGCTTGATATCGCACCCGCGGTCTATAAGTCGTTTCCGCCCGGCGAGACGATTTATGCGACGATCGAGGCGACGGGGGCTTATATCCCGGGCGCGGCGGAAAAGTTCGTCATCGTGACCTATGAGGCGCAGGACTGATGCGCGCGCGGCTTGCGTTCGCGGCGCTCGCGATCGGCCTTGTGCTCGCTGGCGACGCGCTTGGGGCGACGCGAGTGGGGCCAAGGCGGCTGTTTTTCATGCAACAGCATATCGTGGGCAACGCTGGGCCGCCGCCGCAGACGGGCGCGCTGCTTTTGGTGGCAGGCGGCGCGAATAACGTGTTGCTCGTGGATGGACTGTCGAACCTTTGTCTAACGGGGTCCGTCTCATGCTGAAGCGCTTAGGTGCGATAGTTTCGGCGCTGGTTCTCGCCTTCGCGCCGTCCTTGAGCCTCGCGGCGAGCAGCACCGTCAACGCGCTTACGGCATCTCCTGCGATTGTGGGAAGCCAGCTATTTTACTGTCCCGTAGGCGTCGCGAGCGATTATAAATGCACGGCGACGCAAGTTGGGGCGTTTGTATATGGCCAAATGTCCGGCGCGATCAATGTCAGCGGAACGGGCGTTGTCACCCTACCGACCGTGAACGCGAATGTGGGGGCATGCGGATCCAGCACAGCGATTCCGACCGTCACGCTGAACGCGGGCGGCCAGGCGACGGCATGCACGACGAACAGCATCGCGGCTCCCCTCGCGGGGATTACGGGACTAGGCGCGAACGTCGGAACGGCTCTAGCAGCTACGCTAAATGGCTCCGGCGCACTATCGGCGACGACAAGCCCCGTCTTTGTGACGCCGTCGCTCGGAACGATCAATAGCGGCAATCTCGCAGCGGGTACGGGTTACACTGTCGCGAACCTCGCGGGCGCGGGTACGGGAGTGCTGACCGCAGCAGGAAATCCGGTCAATGCGTCTGGCGGATTTATCACATACGGAAGCGGGGTTTGCCCGACAACCATCGGCACCAGCGCAACTCTAAGCGGGGCGGTCGCGTGCTTTGTATGCACCGCAACCTGCACCGTGACATTGCCTATACCAGCGGCAGGGGTACAATATTGCATCCAGAACGATACCGGAGTGGCGAGTACGATCCAAGTGACGCCCACGGGGAGCCAAGTCACGAACACCTCCTATGCGTATAAATCTCCAAACGGAACCGCGATTACGTCGAGCGGGGCGCTTGGAGATCAGATGTGTTTCCTAGGCCGCGATGCGACGCACTATTTGCTCGGTTCATTCACGGGATCATGGACGTGAGGCGGCGGCTGCTGATCTTCGCGTGCGCGGTCCTGTTCGGGGTTGGGCAATCCTATGCGCAAATCCTACCGCAGATTTTCTTTCATAAGCATGCGGCAACGGGGGGAGGCTGTTCGAACGTGCTGGATTTCAGCCAGGCATGCAACAGCCAATACATAGGCGTAATTCTCTGAAATGGGCGTGCCTTCGTCACTCGCGGAGTTTCAATCGTGGGTCTCGACAAGAGCGCCTGATGCGAAGAAAGAGCTTGACGCGATCATCGCGGAGCAATTGACCGCGAGATGGCTTCCCGACCCGGATAATAAGCCTCAGACGGACGCCTACTATTCGAAAGCGGATATTCTGCTCTATGGGGGCGCGGCGGGAGCGGGAAAGACATCGCTTCTCGTTGGGCTTGGGATGACGCAGCATCGGCGTTCGGTTATTTTCCGCGCCAAAGCAACGGATTTGCAGGGCGTTGAGGAATATCTGCTGGAGGTCAACGGCTCTCGCGACGGATGGAACGGCGCGGACAATATCTTGCGGCGCGACGGGAGATCGATACAACTTGCGCATTTGGAAAAGCCGGGCTCGGAAAAGTCGCATCAAGGGCGCCCACGAGATTTCTATGGGTTCGATGAGGGCGCGCAGCTCGCTCGCACTAAAGTGCAGTTCGTTATCGGATGGCTTCGATCGGAGGACCCGAGACAGCGCAAGCGCATCGTGATCGCGAGCAACCCGCCGACAGGAGGCGAGGGCGAATGGCTTATGGAATGGTTCGCGCCGTGGCTTGACAAGGGATTCGGAAACCCCGCCAAGCCCGGAGAGTTGCGCTGGGCCGCGACAGGGCCGGATCGCGATGGCTCGACAGTCTGGCTTAAGGACGGCTCGCCGATCGTGTTCACGGAAGGGCTGAAATATCGTCTCGCGACCCAAGAGGAAATCGAGGCGCAAAGCGCGCAGGGCGATACGGTGAGCGATGTTGTCGTGCCGAAAACGAGGACGTTCATTCCCGGTCGGCTAAACGACAACAAATATCTGCGGAACACGGGTTATCGGACGGAGTTGCAGAACCTGCCCGAACCGCTTCGCTCGCAACTATTGCATGGCGATTTTACCGCGGGGCGCCAGGACCATGAATGGCAGGTTATCCCGACAGCGTGGGTAAGGGCCGCGCAAGCCCGCTGGACGCCCGAGCCGCCCGAGGGGGCGCAGATGACCGCGATCGCCGCGGACATCGCTCAGGGGGGCGCGGACGACTTTGTAGCAGCACCCCGGCATGGTCCTTGGTATGCGGAGTTAATTGTTAGGCCGGGCGCGAGCGTGCCGCTTCCGAGCGATAGCGCGGCGTTGATCGTGAAATATCGGCGGAACAATTGCGCGATCGTGGTCGATATGGGCGGGGGCTATGGCGGAGGAGTTGCGGAAAGGTTAGAGGAAAACGACATCGAGGTGCGACGGTACAATGGGGCCAACGGCTCAGATGCCGTGACCGCGGACAAGGCGAGGCTGAAATTCATCAACAAGCGCGCTGAGGTTCACTGGCGGTTTCGCGAGGCGCTCGACCCGGATCAGGATGGCGGGTCGCAGATCGCGCTTCCTCCCGACCCCGCGCTATTCGCCGATTTGACCGCGCCGCGATGGAAGCTGTCGAAGTCGGGCATTCAGATCGAGGGGAAAGAGGACCTGAAAAAGCCTGAGCGTCTCGGGCGCTCGCCTGATCGCGGGGACGCGGTGATTATGGCATGGTCTGAGGGGGAAAAGGCGATTATCGCGGCGGTCAAACGCGGGGCACGTCTTGCGGGGCGCGCGGAAACGCCTAAACTGCCCGATCTCGCGGGAAGCTTGCACGAGCGCGCGACGGGTTGGATGGGACGATGATGAAAGACGTTTTGGGCGTCCCAATTCAAATATGGATGTCGGAGGCGCCAATCCTGACTTGGCATGCGCCTTTATATGTAGTCGTTCCTATCGACGATGACCCTAATTTAGAAGAAACACTGCGAGAAGGTCGGCCTTGGATGAGAGTGCCGGGCGCCATTTTTAGTCCTGACAAACCGGCCGTCGCTCAGCGAGAATGTGGGCGGTGATCGATGCTGTTCGGCGCTGACGATAGCGGCAAGCCCGCGACGAGCGAACACGACATCGTCAAAGAAGCTGCCTATCGCTACAAGGCCGCGAAGGACTGGCAGGGCCTTGAGGACATCAACGCGGCGGAGGACCGCAAATATGCGAATGCTGACGCCCGCAATATGTGGCAATGGCCGCAGAAGCAATTCAAGCTCCGGGATGACAAATCGCTACCTTGTTTGACGATCAACAAGGTTCGCGGCCACAACGACATGATCATCAATTCGATGATGAAAACGCCTTATGCGGTCAAGATCAGGCCAACAGCGGGGAAAGCGAGCTATAAAGCCGCGGAAATGTATCAGAAGTTGGTGCGGCGGACACAGGACATTTCGGCGTTTCCGAGCCAAGCGCGAAAGATCGCGGAGCATCAGGTCGACGGGGGAATTGGCTATCTGTTGCTCGAAACGCGCTATGTTTCTGAGCGCTCGTTCGATCAGGACATTTATCTGACTGTCGGCGAGGACCCAGGCGGCATTCTGCTCGATCCTTGGGCGCGCGAGCCGGATAAGTCTGATAGTAATTTCGGGTTTATTTTCCGGCGCTTTCCCAAGCATGAGTTCAATCGCAAATACCCTGATTTCAAGGACAAGATCGGGCAGGCTCCGATTGAGAGCGGGCTTGTGGACTGGCTGACCGACAAAGAGGTCATGGTCGTCAAATATTATCGCAAGAGCGAAAAGGCGGACACGCTTGTCGCGTACACTGACGAGAACGGCGTCGAGGTCGAAAAACTCGCGAGCGAACTGAAGGACGAAGCAGGGCGCGATCTGTTCAAGATGCTGATGGAGGACATTAAAGAGGGCAGGATCGACGGGCGCACGCGAAAGGTCGGCAATCCCAAGGTCGAATGGTTTCTGATCGGCGGCGATGTAATAATCGACAGGGGCGTCTGGCCGGGGAAGTTCATTCCAATTTGTCCCGCGATCGGGCGTGAGATCGTGGTTGATGGACAGCTTGATCGGAAGGGTCATACGCGCCCGCTGATCGATGCGCAGCGCATGCTGAATTACGGCGCGAGTGGAGGGGTTCAGGCAGTCGCGCTCGGGGTGCTCTCGCAATGGCTCGCGGATAGCAGGGCAACCGAAGGGCAGGAGCAGTGGAAAGACGCCAACGTCCAGACCTATGGAGTGCTTCAGTATACGGGAGTGGATGAAGAGGGCGAAGGCGAGACGCAGATCATTCCGCCACCGACGCGGATACCTCCGGTCGATGTGCCGCAAGCGCATATGAGCGTCGCGGCGTCTGCGGAACGTCAGATGATGATGATTTCCGGCCAGTTTCAGGCCCAAATGGGCGAGGAAGACCAACAGAGCGCCGCGAGCGGAAAGGCGATTGGCGAACGCCAGCAGCAAGGCGATACCGCAACGCACCATTTCCCGGACAATTTCGCGGCGATGCTGCGCTATGCGGGGCGGCAGCTAATCGACCTATATCCAAAGATATACGACACCAAGAGGGCGCTGCATATCACGGGCGATGACGGGGAGAAGTTCTGGATACAGATCGACCCGAACCAGCAGGACGATTTGATCGAGTTGCAGCGAGAGAAAGATGACGAGGAAGCGACGCGGCTCGCGTTTAACCCGAAGCTAGGGGAGTTCGAGGTCGTCAGCGATCCGGGGCCGGATTATGCGACGCAACGTCAAGAGGCATGGGCGGCCTATTCGCTCATCTTGCAGCAGAATATGGCGCTCGCGGGAGTTATTGGGGATTTGATCTTTAAGTACGGCGATTTCCCCGGCGCGGACGATATCGCGGAGCGCTTGGAGAAAGAAATCAAGGCGACGAAGCCTTATCTGTTCGATCCGACGAAGGAACCCGCGCTCGCAGCGGCGACGCAGCAGTTGCAGAAACTGACCGCCCTCAATGCTGAATTGATGCAAAAGCTCGCGATGAAAGATTTGCAAATCAAGGGGAGAGACGAGCGGAGGGATGTGGAGGCGTCGAACGCGGAGACGAAGCGCCTACAGGTCATCGTGGATGCGATGGCGAAACTGGGGTTGCCCGCGGGCGAGCAGGCGCGGATGGAGCACGAATTAGGGCTGCGCCTGCACGATCATGTTCTGGATAACATTACGATGGCGAACCAGGGTGACATTGACATGCAAGTCAATTCGGCTATGCCTAAGCCTTCGACGAACGGTTCCGGGGCGTGAAAGTGGCGAAGAGATCGGCCTTTGTTGAGACTTTCGGCGTGCAAGAGGCCCTCAGCCAATATATCGCGAGCATCGAGGCGTTGGTGCCGACTACTTCCGACGATATGTTCGATTGGGAGCGGGATACTACTCGATCGGGAAAGCAAGCGGCGCGCGCGAAGGCGCGAAAGATCATCGAGTTTCTGAGGTCTCAAGCTGGGGTTGAACTGCCGGCATGAGCCGCCTTGCATGGTTCGATGCGGTCAAAGAAGCGGGACGCGCTGGAATGCAAACGCTGATCGTCTTTATTCTCGGAATGCTTGCGGGTGCGGGAACGCTTGCATTCGTGGTTTTCCGCATATTCGGAACGACAATCCCCTGATTGGAGCAGCCAATGACAAAGGGCATGGAAGGCAAGAAGATGGACGCCAGCAGCAGCGGAGGTCTGAAGGTTGGGCTCAAGAAGGGCCTTGGCTCCCCGCGCGATGTTGACAGCCCCGTGAACAAGGGCGAAAAGCGCCGGGGCGGGGCGCGGAGCGGACAGACATTCAAGGGCGCTCGGAAATGAGGGACATGAATAGGTTGCTCAACCCGAATAGACCTTGGTTTGACTTGATGCGCGAAGCTAAGAAAGTAGGCGATAAGAGTAGCGTCCGACCTGAGCAGATCGCACGCATCTGCGATGATGAACCTTGGTTTATAAAGGAAGTCCGAAAGCTTTCCCAACGATTGGCGACCGCCGAACAGCTCATCGAACGGTTGGGCGCGGAACCCGACACGTTCGGCCTTGGAGAAATGCCGTGAGCAAGCTATCTCGCGCGCACCGCAAGGAACTGCCGAAAGCCAAATTCGCGGAGCCGAGCGAGCGGAAGTATCCGATCGAGGACAAATCCCACGCCCGCAACGCGAAGGCGCGCGCTTCCGAGATGGAGCACAAGGGCAGGCTGTCCTCGTCCGAAAAGTCCAAGATCGACGCGAAAGCCGATCGGGTTCTCAAGGGCAAGCGCAAATAGCGGAGTTTCGCCATGATCGGACTTGCGATTTCCATCCTGTGGCTCGCGATTGGCGTCATCGTCCTTGGCGGCGTCGTTTTCCTCGCGCTCCTGGCTGTCAAGACATTCATGGCTGTGGATGCGCGGGTCGAGCGCGCGATTTGGCTTATTTTCTTCATTCTGGTTTTGATCTATTGTCTGATGACGCTTTCGGGAACCGCGCCGAGTTTTGGCGGCGGCTTCCGGCAGTTGCATTGAGGACGCGCGATGAAAGCCAAGTCGAACGTGGAGCGCAAGGTCGAGAAGGCCGCCAAGGAATTTTCCAAAGGCGAGTTGCACTCTGGTAGCAAATCCGGCCCGATCGTCAAATCCAAGGCTCAGGCGCTCGCGATCGGCTATAGCGAGGGGCGCAGAGGAAAGAAGAAATGAGCGCTGAAATCGTCCATGTCTCGCCTGCGCCCTTGGATGCCGAGATCGCCGCGGAGTTGCGCCGGCGCCTGACCGAAGCTCTCGCGCCTGTCGGCCTCATTCTGGAAGATGCTCGGAAAGCTGGGCTCTACGTCGGCTTTTCATTTCAGTTCGACGCCTTCGGGCGTCAAATCCTTGCGCCTATCCAGATCAACAAGCCCCTATGACCAGGACAATCGAACTCAACGGCGAGCAAATCTCGGTTTCCGAGGCCGCAAAGCTCATTCAGATGCTCTATAACGACGCCGCGCAGGTCGCCGGCGAGTTTCACGGCATGAACCGCAGCGAGAAATTCCGCATAAACTGGCCCGACGAGGACCTTTTCGTCAAAGCGAACTGGAAAACATTCGTTCAGGCGACGCGCGAGATGTACACCGCGCAACTCGCGGACAAAAAGGTGCCGGAGGCCAAAAAGCAGCAGATTTTCAAGGCGCTGGTGCTGGAGCGCAAGATTGCCCAAGGCCAGGAGAGCGATACCCGCCTGCAATTGAAGCCGAACACGCAACAATTCGTCGGAGATAAGCGGGAGAATGCGCTTATTCTTGACAAATTCGGGAAAAAGCCGAATTTTCGGGCTGCGCTGGCGAACGGCGCGGCAAAAATTCTCAAAACGAGGCACTGAGGATGCCGATTGTCGCACTTAGGGGAAAATTTGAGAACTGGCGCGCGCTTGTCGCCCATGTGATGGAAGATGACGAAATCGCAAACCTCGTGATTATGACATTTTCCAAGGATGAAGAAATTAAGATGGCGCATTTTGGAATGTCGAGAGAGCGGATGGCTTATGCGGCGCTTTGGTTGCAGCGAGCCGCGATAACTGAGGACTGATGCGAACGATGGCCGACGAGAACATCGAGCAAACGCCAATTCCCGCGCCTGCGGAGCCCGTAGAGCCTCCTGCCGCGATTGCCGCGCCTGAGCCAGTGCCAGCGCCAGAAACACCGCCAGCGCCAGCCGCAAAGCCATGGTATCTGGAGGAGCTCGCGAACGCCCGCGCCCGCGCTCGCCAAGCCGAGGAGCGCGCCGCAACCGCCGAAGCAATGGCTGCGCGCGCCGCGCAGACTGCGTCGAGCCCATCTGCGCCAAATCCGACGCCCTCTCCCGCGCCTCCGCAGCCCTCACAATCGCCGCAGCAGATCGCGCAGCAGATGATCATGAAGGAACAACGCGACGATATTATCCGCGCGGGATATGCGGCCTACGGGGGCGCCAAGTTCGATGAAATCGGCAATGTTCTCGCGGCGGTCGGCGCGACGACGGACGATTTCGTGCAGGACGTTCTCGCGGTCGATCGCGCGGGCGCCCATAAGCTGTTCGCGGACCTCGCGGCAAATCCGCAAGAAGCCAATCGTCTCGCGAGTCTGAATTCGCGTCAAAGAATTGCGGAGCTTGTCAAAATGTCAATGAAAGCGACACCTGCCGCAGCCGAAGCCGCTGCGGCGGCTATTGCGGCCCCCGCCGCCCAAGCGGTTCCCGCTCCCAGGGGCGTCTCGAAAGCCCCGGCTCCGGCCCCCGTTGTCGCTCCCGCGGCCGTCAAGCCGGAAGTTGATGGATATTCGGACGATGCCACGGACGAGCAGTTCACGCGCCAGTTCAACGAGCGGTGGGCGAAGCGTCGCGCGATCAGGTAGTGTCACGAATAGCGGGCGTGACATTTCGCGCTCTGGTTTGCTTATCCATAATACTTGCGGTAGTTTTTCTCACTGCGGAATGGAAGGCGTTCCATTTCCATTGATGCGCGACGCTTCGCGCGTTTGACTGGCAGAGCGCCCGCGCCACGGCTGCGATAACGCCGCGGAGACTTCGGTCTCGACCCATAATCGTCTCGGCCTGGGAACTGAGATAGTCGCCGCCTCGCGCGGTCCCTCCAAATCATCGCTCGCCGTGGATCGTGCAGCGCTTTCTCAAGGAGCCATCCCGTGGCTAACAACATCCTTACGCCGAGCATGATCACTCGGTATTCCATCCGCATGTTTCTGAACACGAACTATTTCGTGCAGAATATCAACCGTCAGTTTGAAGATCAGTACGGCGTCGAGGGCGCGCGCATCGGCGCCCAGCTTCGCATTCGCTATCCGAACCAATATACGGTCACAGACGGCCCGGGCCTCGCGGTTCAGGACACGACCGAACAGCAGTTCCTGCTCACCGTCGCGACGCAGCGCCATGTGGACGTGGCATTTACCACGGTCGAAACCACGCTGGACATTGATGATTACATGGAGCGCATCGTGCTGCCGCGCGTGAACGCGCTGGCGGCGAACGTCGCGGTTCAGATCATGGTCAACACCGCGAACAGCGTACGCAACATCACCGCGAACGTCGACGCGAACAATAATATCTTGCCCGTGAGCGATACCCCGTTCGCGCTCGCGCGCGCGATCTTGGAGGAAAACTCGGCGCCGAATTTCGGCGAAATGGGTGTTCGCAAGGTCGTGCTCGCCCCGCGCTCCGACGCGCGCATGCAGCTCGCTCTTCGCGGCCTGTTCAACCCTGTCGAGACCATCTCGAAGCAGTTCAACGCCGCGATGATGTACGAGGCGCTGCAATTCCGCTGGTTCGAGGATCAGTCAGTCATCAATCATACCACGGGCACGATGGCTTCCGGCACGGTCAACGCGACGGCGGGGCAGACGGGCAATACGCTGACGATCACCGCGATCTCGGGAACGATCAACGCGGGCGACGTCTTTACGATCGCGGGCGTGAATGCGATCAACCGAACGAATTTCAACACGCTCGGAACATTGGCTCAGTTCGTCGCGACCGCCCCCGTCGCGAACGGCGGCACATCGCTTTCGTTCTATCCGCCGATCATTCCGCCCGCGTCTTCGGTTCCCTATGCGGGGCTTCCCTATACCCCGCAGCAATACCAGACCGTCACTGCGGCGCCTGCCGCCAATGCCGTCATTACTCCGTTCGCAAACGCGGGCGTGACCTATCGCGAGAACCTCGCCTACGCGCCCGACGCCGTTACGATGGTCGTCGCGCCGCTTTGGATACCGCCGAGCGGAAAGGGCGTTATCGCGGCGGCCCGGCACAACTTCGATGAGTTGAGCATGAGGTCGCTGGTTTGCTATGAGCCCGCGACGGATCAGCCGATCGACCGATTGGATATCTTGTTCGGTTCTGGGGTTCCGCGGCCAGAATGGTTGTGCCAAGTCGCCGACATCGTGCCGTGAGCGTAACCGCGTCGTCACAAAGCGCGAGCATGATGGCGACGCAATGAACTCTTGGCGGATAAAAATCCTGCTCAGAATTGCGATGCACATTTTGAGCGGGACGGATTATCAAATCACGGCTCCAGCCGTGGGCATAACGCTCGGATTTCCCGTGCGAACGCGAAAGGGTCAAATCATGGCAAATTACGAACTGTTCAATGATGAAGTCGTCACTGTCCCAATTCTGACGCAGGATGCGGGCGGCGACGTGGTTCCGGCTCCGGCGGGCGATACGTTCACAGTCGCGTCGTCAAGTCCGTCGCTCGGCGTGGCGGTCACGGCGCTAGCCAGCGGGGCTCCCGCTTTAGTGCTGACGCCTTTAGTGCAGGCGTCGCCGGGGATTTCCGTTACGATCAGCGATTCGAAGGGCCTCAAGGTCGCGACGCAAATCGTGGATATCGTCGCGGATATGAGCCCGACGAACATCGTTTTGGACATCGCCGACGCGACGAAGGTCTCCCAGCCGGTTCCGACCGCTCCGGGGCCGTGATCTCGTTTGCAATCTCTGCACTCGCGCTGTAACTTGGCGCGAGTGCGTCGTTTTTCTCATTTGAAAGGCTCTCGCCATGACCGAACTCGCACCCGCGCCAATTGTCGCAACTCCGCCGTTCCCGCCCATTTTCGCGCCAGCGTCTCCGCTGGCTGAAAAACCTGTGGCCGAGGCCACCAAGTCCGACCGCCAAGCGCGCCGAGACGCCGCCGACAAGGCTGCGATGGTCCCCGTGACCTCGGAAATGATCGCCGCGGCGAAAACGGTCCACGGCCTCCACAATCTGACGGATGGGCAGATCACCGCCGCGTTCCGCAAGATGTACGTCGCGCATCATCTGCCGCCGCGCCCGACGAACGAATGGCCGAAGTGGATCACTCCGCAT